TAAAACTCCACTATTATTTTTTAGTTTAGTTTTATTTGCTTTACCTATTTCATACGTTGTTTGTAACGTACCCAAAGTATTTGTTTTAACTGCCATTTTAACACCTTTATTTTATTTATTTTAATTGTAATAAATAGTTATTGAACCTGCACTTGTATTACTATTGAAATAAATATTAAATGTTTCATTTGTACTTGTTTTTATATTATTAATATTCATATACATATCTGCAACACTTAAATCATTTTGACTTGCACTCATTAATATACCTTGACTTGCATTTGTGCCTATTGTAGCCGTTCCTGTACCTGCTGTCGTAACTTCTAAAATTACATAACTAATCATTTTGTTAATCGGTATTACTCCAATCTCTTTAACCGTATCACCACTTACAAAAGTAGTTCGTAAATAACTAACACCAGCACTTACAATCGTATTAACATTATTTAACTGCTTAACTTCAATAACATTATTTACACTTTGTACTTTTATAACACTCATTTTATTTACTCAAAATTAGATATTGTATTCTCAACTGTAATTATACCTTTTATAATTATTTCACTTATATTTGAAACTGTTTGTATTATATCATAATAATAAGTTTCTAACTCCAAGTCTTGTGTTTGGGTTTCACTCAAATCCATTCTTAATTGAAAATTAGTCGGTTTGCTTAATGTAAATGTTTCAATTAAATTATTATTTTTATCTCTAATTTTAGAAATAAAAGTATATGTTGAAATATCCAAAGTTATAAAATCAAAGATATTTACAAAATCGGTATTTCTATACATTATAAAATTAACTATTTGTGGTATTCTCATTTTTTAGTGCTTTTAGTTCGTTTTACGGGCTTTTTGTCTTCAACTTGAATAGTTATATCAATTTCACTTTGCAATTCATTTAAGGGCTGTTTGGGTGCTTTTACATAACTTATTTCTTTTGCTATTCCTAAGTCAATTAATCTTTGTGCTTTGCCAATTTCTATGCTAAACTCATCACCTGCATAAAAACCCAATCCACTTTTTATTATTAATAATTTAATCATAATTTTAATTTAAAAAATAGGGGAGTTTTTACGCTCCCCAAATGTTATTAATATGTTACAACTGTATCGTATTGTGAAATAGGATTAACTGTTGAACCACCCAATAAAGCACCAAAGCCAAATACTGCTGTATCTGTACCTGAATGACTTAAATCAGGAGTTACACTTATTCTAAAATATTGCTCCTCAGGACTTAATTGTAATCTATAAGTCCATTGACCGTATTTATTTGTATCGGCACCAGTTTCTACAGTTTCATATGAACCTGTTGCACCAAATAAAAACTCTGGCGTACTCCAAGTTGAATTATTTTCTGAGTATTCAACTGTAACTTTAAAACCTAATGTTTTATCAGCTGTTAAAGACGTTTTCCAATCCAAAACAACCAAAGCACTATCAACAAACCCTTGTTCGATTTGTCTATTTACTACATTTCCAACTACTTGTGTAGCGTCACCTGTACCTGCGGCTACTGCACTACCCAAACCAATTCCTGCTAATCTAACATTAGCAAAGGCATCTATTTTACTTGCGTATGACATAATTTAAAATCCTTATTATTTATATTTATTATAATGAATATGCAACATTTTCCATAATAGCAACTGCACCGCGATAAGATAACATCATATCTTGTCTTGTTTCAATTCTTATTATAGTTTCGTCAGTTTCTTTGCCATATTTTAAAGTACCATTTGCGTCAGTATAAACATCGTTTCTTGTAACTTCTAATTTCAATTCTTGTTGAATACCTTGCATAATTTTTGAACCATCAATTAACCAAATTTCAGATTTGTCAGTTGAAATTGTGTTAGATATTGTATTAGAAACTATTACTGGTATTCCATAAATTGTGTTACTTGTGCTTAATTCAGTTGCTATTGTTGCATTGTTACCTGTTGTTGTCGCCAATGATAAAATGTAATAATAACTTCTACTTGTCATTACAATTCTACATTGTGATAATTCAATATTCTGAGCCAAAGCACTATCAATTTTGTTAATTAACTTTAACATATCTGCAATTACATTAGTCAAAGATGTACCAGCCGAATTAAATTTATTGCCACTTAATGCTTGAGTATATAATCCTAAGAATGATGACGCTCCACCTGTACCTTTTAAAAATTGTGAGTCAATCATTAAAGATAATTTAGTTTGTAATTTTTGCACTAAGTAAGGCAATACTTGATAATCTGCACTATCAATTAATTCATTACCAACTGCTAAATGACCTTTAATAATTTTAGATTTTAATTCATAAGTTCCAAAACTACTTAAATCAATTATGCCACCTGCTTGTTGTAATTCTACATATTCAGGGTCACCACCTGCTATTGTATCATAAGGCAAAGTTATTGCACCTTTGCTCATAGGTACTTTCATTGTAGGTATTTTATCAAATATTGTTTTTTGAAATAAGTAAGGCAAAATCTCTTCATACATTACATCACTTACTAAATATCCACCATCAGTCATTGAAGTTAATCCTAAACTCTTTTGTGCTGTTAAGTGTGCATAGGCATTAATACCATTATCATTTTTAACATTGTCTAATGCTTTTAATACCGCATTACGGTCATTGTTAGTATTTAATGTTCTTTTACCTTCAACTAAATATTTCATAACTCCAAGTGCTTTAACCGATGGACTTAATTTATCAATATTTGAGTTGTAATCATTAACAACCAAAGTGCTTTTAGTAACACTTTCAGTAACTCTTTTTTCCAAATCATTGTAATTATTTTCAATTACATCTAATTTAGTTTTAACCGCTGTTAAATCATTATTCAACGGCTCTACGCTGTTAGTAACTGCACTTTTAATAGCATTTACTATTTCGTTAGTTTGCTCCATATAGGGCTCCTTTAATTATATTATTAATTTCTAATTCAATTTCTTTAATATCTATTTCATTTTTTACTTCGGGTTTCATTCCACTTTCACTATTTGCTTTTTCAATTTGTTGTTCTTTTATTGCTTCAACTTCACTAACTAAACTATCAATTTCTGCTTTAATATTCATTATACGGTCATAGTTCTTTTGTGAAAGTACCCTACCTGCTTTGACCTCTATTTCTATTTCATTAGATTTGATAAATGTTTTAGGTTCTGCAGGCGTGGGTGTTAAACTTAATTCTCCAATCAGCCACTGTTTAATTTCATTATTTGATTTAATTACACTATGCCCAACTGCACCACTTGAAACTCCTAAACTACCACTTTTAACTAAATCTTTTATTGCGTCTAAATACTTTTGATTATCTGTAATTTGTAATTCCTTCCATAAATCTGGATTAATACTTTTTATTTCTGCTTCAAAAGACAAACCATAATCATCAATAGCATATTTTGTTGTTATGCCAATAGGTACTCTTTTTAATGTCTCATCTAAGCCGTGATTATACATTAAAATAGTTCTGCTGTCATTTTCAACTCCTAAAAAAGTACTTTTAGTAAAATATTCATTTTGTAAATCTACACTATCAAAAACAATAGCATAACCTTTGATTATGTTATCATTAATTGTTAGTTTTGCTTTTACATTATCTAAATACATATTAACTCCAATTCAATTTAATTTCTTATTCCACGTGTTACACATCTACAATTTACCGCTTCTTTTGCAGGTAATCCACTACCCGCTGGGTGAGGTGTTAAGTAACCACCTACACTAAACAACCCTTTATCATTTTGCACTTTACCATCGGCTTTCCTGTGGCTTAAACGTACCTTATTATCTCTTTGACTAATCCACATTAACTTAAAATTATATTTATCTGCAATTACTCTTTTAGTGTTCTCACTTGTATAGGTTGCAACTGTTCTACCTATTGCATTAACTCTACTTGCCTTATATACTAAATTAAACTTATTATTAATAGTATTCGCAATTTCTTTTGTTAGTTCCTCTTTGCTTAAATCAGTATTATTTTCTTTTGCTTTTTTAATTATTTCGTCTGTGTCTTTAATTAAAGTTTCAAGTGTATCTTTATCAAGTCTGTTACTATCTTTTAAAACTTTTGTGATTTCTTTTGCAAAATCGTCACCAGTTAATTCACTTAAATTTACTTCTTTTAATAACGCTTTTAAGGTTTCCATAAAAAGTGAAGTTTTTGCATTTTTAGTTTTATTTGCAATCATACTTAAATAATAATTCAAATCAAAATAATAATTATATTCAACTTTTATGTTATCTTTTTTTAAGGGTTTGTTAATATTTTTAACTACATCTTTTTGAATTAAAGAAAACACGCTAATATAAATTTTTTCTAATTTCTTTGCATAAATAGTATTAGTTTTATCGTATGACTTCCAAATCTTTGTTTTTTCTAATTCGCTTAACTCAATACTTTTTTTTTTATACTTTTAGATATTTCAGTTTCAATTAAAGATTTTAAACTTTTAGTTTCATTATCGGCTTCATCTAATTCATCTATTTCATTTTCTTCAACAACTTCGGTTTCTGTTTCAGGTTCTAATTCAATTTCATTATCGTATTCGTCCTCAACTTCAAAATCAAATAACTCTCTTAATTCATTTTTGCTTATTGCTTCGCCCATTAATAAAGTATTCGCAATACTAATCTTATCGGTTAAACTTTCGTATTTAAACGGCGTGTATTGAATTGAATACAAACCATTATCATATTGCTTTAAATGTTTGTTTATTGCACTTAAAAACCTATTTGTGAGCGGGTCTATTGTTTGCTCATAAATAGTTGCTTTCATTTCTTTGTAATTACTTGTATATGCTGGTGTGCCATTAACAAAATCTAACATCAAACCATACATTGAAGTAATAAGTTGTTTTAATTCGGTATTTAATCCACCTGCAAATGCTCCAGTATTTTGTGCAATAATATTATTACCAATATCCATACGCTCATACTTTGTATTCTGCTCACCTGCAAATACAATAGGTGCATAATTACCGTATCTTTGATTAAGTGCGTCTTGCCAATTTATCTGCTCTTGTGGTGAAATAGGGTCGTGGTCGTTAGTTAATACAATATTCGGTACGCCTTGTCTATTAAGTTCGGTATTCGCATTATCTAACATAGTATAATAAGCACCTAACACATCTTTTAAAGCGTTGTAATACTTTGATATACCTTTGTAATAATAAGTAGGATTATCACTATACGTAGGTATTGACATTGTTTTAATATGACATACTTCTGTTGCAGGTATAGTAATATATTTGTTATTTAAAGTTAATGAATAACTATCAATTAAATTATAACTACCTGCATTAATTTCAACTTCTCTTGAAGGCAATAAAATTATTTCAACTGGATATTTTGCTTTGGTGCCACCAGAGTAATCACTTACTCTAAACCATAGATAAACATTACCTTCAATATAATACCAATATGTTACCAACTCTAATAATTCGTTAAAACTAATTTGCATTGTTTGTGAATTATTATCTACAATATTGATTAACCAATTATCCTCAGCATTAATAGTTTCATAAGTTTCGTTATTTATATCATAACTACCAACGTAATATTTTTGATTTGCAATTAACTCCGCAATCTTATTCATACAAATAAATGAATAATTGCTTAACATTTGAGTTACTGACAAATTACCTATATTATTCGCTGTAATTGTTTGTTTAAAGAATTGTAAGGCTCGTTGTTCATCTGCCTTATTGGTTGCTTTAGGGGCTTTAAATATTGATTTTATGTATTGGTTTATTTTCACGTTACAAAAATGTGTAATTTTTTGCAATAGTTAATAAAAACTTTTTAACATTAAAATAAATAATTTTGAATTGTGGATTTTATTGTTATAGAAATTAACCAAACTTTCTATACTCAACTTCTTTTTTCTTTGATAATTCATAAGCATAAACGGCTCCATCTATAAAGTCATCGTGCAAATCTTTTAATCCACTAAATTCAGTAATCTGTTCAAAAAATTGATTATCAATATCACCTTTTGAATAAATTAAAACATTGCCTAAGTTCCATTGACTACTAAATTCCTGTGCCCTTACAAATTTGTCACCTTTAATCTCCATAGTTTTTAATGGTCGTAAAACATCTTTTAACATATCATAAATTGCTTTTTGTGTACCATTCGCTTCAATACCAAATTTAACATTTGGATATTCATTCCTCAATCTTAATAGAATAGTTTTAGTTTCATTAATATCGGCTTGCCAGCACTTTGCTTTAATAATTATATATTTATTAGTTTCATAATCTTTTATCATAACTACATAAACACTATAATCTGCTTTTGACGTTGCTGTATATGCTAAGTCCAAACCTACACTAATACTATATTTTAAAGGCAAGTCATCAGTATAAATAAAATCTTTAAATAAATGACTTGATTTACCAATCGGCTCGCCTTGATATAAAGAATAAAAACCGTATGCATTCGCTTTTTTGACTTGCTCGTAAAACTCTAAACTATGTAATAACGGCTCATTATTATCATTAATTGCTTTTAAATTAAAATGTTTAATTTCAGGTTCATTTTTAATTAAGTAACCTATTAAGTCATTATTATGCCAACGTGTATGTACTATTGTTAAAGAGGTTGTATTCGGTCTTAAACGGGTCTTAGCAACATCATTAAACCAATCTATATTTCTATTTCTATACGTTTGACTTTCGGCTTCTAAACGGCTTGCAATAGGGTCATCTATAACTAACCAATCAATAGCATATCCAGTTAATCCACCGTCAACTGAACTTGTAATTAATCCACCACCACTTTCTAAAATAAACTCTTTTTGAGTGTCAATTAATATTTTAGCATTTGGATTAAAATGCTTATATATTTGAACGGCTTTTCTTGTTTGTGTTTGTGAAAAACTACTACTATAACTAATATAAGCAACTACTTTGCTCGGATATTTAGTAAGGTATAAAGCAATGGCATTAAGAATACTAACGCTTTTATAGTGCTGTGGAGGTACGCTAAACATCATTTTAGAAACTGCACCATTGCAAATTAAATTTAATTCATCTATAATCGGCTGTAAATGTTTTGGCTTTTGATATTCTTTATTATTAAACATTAAAAAACTTGCAACATCTTTTGTCGCAAGTTCCTTAATTAATTTTAAACTATCTATATATTGTTTAGGTGTTAGTTTGCTCATTTATACTTATTTTCTAAATATTTAAATACTATACTTACATATCTAATCAATTCGTTTATTTCAATATGCAAACCTTTTGCTTTAAAGATATTTTCATTAAATACATTATCAAAGAATATTTGTATTTTTTGGCCATACTCATTTTTAAACGTATCAAAAGTAATTACTTCATTTGGATATTTGATTTTTAGTATTTCAACACTTCTATCTATTTCAAATAATGTATTTTCTTTGAAATCCCTAAGCCAAATAATTAATTCGTCAAATTCTTGTTGTGTTATATATTCATTCATTATTGCACCATTCTTTGATATTCTATTACTGTTTTAACAATGTTATTTGTCATATTACTTAATTCTAATTGGGCTTGTCTCATTGGTAATATAACTTCATTATTAAAATGTTCCTCCGTAAAGTAAAAACATCTTTCATTATTTTCATTTAACTTTGTAATAAAACCATTTTTCTTTATTTCTTGTAATTCATTGTCATTTAAATTCATTATTCAATCATTCTTTTAAGTGTGTTCAATAATTCATTTTGCATTTCTTCAGTAACTTCTGCAACTTCTACATTTAAGTTAGTTTGAGTAATTTCTTGTTTCTCAATGTAACCACGCTTTTTCCCTTTTGTCTTTAAAAAGAATATTGTGGCTGTATCAGAACCCTCATTTATTCTTTTATGTAATTGACTTTCTGCAAAGTCTAAAACTACATCGTCTAATGCTTCTACTTTTGCCTTGTAATCACTATCATTCTTTAACCAATCATAATGTGTGCTTCGTTCAATACCAACGTTTAAACACGCTGTTGTAACTATTCCTAATGATTTTCTAAGTGCTTCAATCATTAATTCTTTTTTATGTGTTGTTTTTGTTGTTTCAATCATAATTTATTTACTCAAAAACTCTTGTTTAACATCGTTATTATAAAACATTCCCCTTAATGCTGTTGTTACCATTATACCACTTTGTTTAATTCCTCGCATTTCTTTACATAAATGTCTTCCAGTAATTTCTACTCCAACTCCCAAAGGATTAAGTTTTTCCATTAAATAATCTGCAATATTTTCAGTTAAATATTCTTGTGTATTTAATCTTTTTGAAAAATATTCTACTATTCTTGATAACTTTGATAAACCAATTATTTTATCTTTTGGTATATATGAAATTTTAACATCTCCAAAAAATGGTAATATGTGGTGTTCGCAAAAAGTATAATATTTAACACCTTTGTCTGTAATAATTTGTGAATAACCATTGCTATCAAAA